TACCTTACCCTCCACCAACACCTAGCTTACCTAAAGACCATCCTGATTGGCAGAACCCTTTGTTTTAGGAGAGAGTGATGACTAAAAGAGAAGTGCTAGAAAAAAGAATAAATAATGTGTGGAGAGCAATTTGGTTTTTATTTTGGTTTTTGATTTGTATATTTTTATTGGATTTATATGAATAAACAAATTAAAGCATTAAAAATGGCTATTGAAGCATTAGAGGATTTTTCAGCACAATATGCTAATTTAGAACCAATTATCAATTCTTGCAAAGAAGCACTAGAACAACAAGCGCAAGAACCTGTTGCGTGGATGTATGAAACAGATGGAGGGGCTGTAAAATTAAGCTGTTATAGAGAAGGGCACCAAGGGGGAGGAAAAATTAGAAACTACAATGAAACTCCACTCTACACCCACCCTGCACAGGATGAAACAAGTTCATCACAACAAGCTCGTCTTGTTCCATTGAGTGATGATGAGATATGCAAGATATATGAAGATATTAGATGGGATATAAGAGGCACTGATATTGTAATCGATTTTGCTCGTGCTATTGAACAAGCACATGGAATAGGAGTTAAAGATGAATAAGCAAATTTTTATGACAGGCGAATTGTTTTTGTTTTGTGTGATTACTGCATTTGCTTTTGGATTTATGTTTGGAGTATTTTATGACTAAAGATGAAGCATTGAAGATGGCGATTGATTTGCTTGGTGAATTTGAAACTCAATATGGTAAAGATGATTTGCTTTTGCCTGTTGGATATTACGAAAAAATCAACGCTTGCAAAGAAGCACTAGAAAGCCAAGAGATAGGCGATGCTGAAATTAGACAGATGCTAAAGGATATTGAGTATTATCAGAAGCGAGTTGAAGAATTAGAAAGCCAAAAGCAAGAGTATGACATCAATGAGATGATTGATAAGATTACGCCTGAAAACTTGTGGAATAGGAGAGAGTGATGGACAAACACATAACAGCAGTAATGAGTGGAATATTAGCGGCACTCGTGATTAACAGCTTTGTGCTGTATCAAGCTAAAAGACATCAAGAAGTAGAGTGTTATTTTCAGACCAATAAAGGAGATGAGGTTCATGTCAGATTCGGATATAGTCAACCATCCAAAGCATTATACGCAAGGCAAGATTGAGTGTATTGATGCCATTGAATCAGCAGTATCTGAGCTATCAGGTCTTGATGCTGTATGCACAGCAAATGTAATTAAATATGTTTGGAGATGGAAAAGTAAAAATGGTTCTACTGACCTAAAAAAAGCAATGTGGTATTTGAATAAGTTGATAGAAAATGCAGAAAAAACATAGACATCATATATTGCCTATAAGGCTTGGAGGCTCAAATGATGAGGAAAATTTAACTCCTCCTATATCATTACAACTTCATGCTGAATTTCATAAAGACCTATATGAGCATTATGGGATGCAAGAAGATTACATTGCATGGAAAGCATTATCTGGTCGAATTACTAGCGAAGAAGCAAGATTGCTTGCAGCAAAGGCTGGGCAAGATAGGTCTGAAAAGTATAAAAATAGTAGAACTAAAAAATACTTTGATGAGCATTGCTTTTTTTAGGTCAGTAGAACCATTTTTACTTTTCCATCGCCATACATACTTAATCACATTTGCCGTACATACAGCATCGAGTCCTGACAGTTCTGACACTGCCGCCTCAATCGCATCAATGCACTCAATCTTGCCTTGCGTATAATGCTTTGGATGGTTGACTATATCCAAATCTGACATGAACCTCATCTCCTTTGTTTGTCTGAAAATAACACTCTACTTCTTGATGTCTTTTTGCTTGATATAAAACAAAGCTGTTTATGATTAATGCAGTTAAGACACCTATCATGCCTGCTATTACATTCTTGTCCATTACTCTCTCCTTTGTTGCCTGATTTTCTGATATGCTCTAGTGTATTTATCACTGATACGTCTTTTGATAAATCTACCAGTCAGAAATAATCTCCCTCTTATTTGTTTAACTTGATAAACTATCATATTAAAACAATGGATTATCCCAATCAGGATGGTCTTTTGGTAACTGTGGTGCTTGAGGAGGATAAGGCAAAGCTCCCTCGGCAGGGTACGACACGAACCTTACCACTTCGCCTTCCTCGTCATAAAACGCCCACTTAAACATCATCGTATTCATTTATCCTAAATGCGTTAATTGCCCAAACACAGAATATGATACCAATAAACATCCCCAATAGGAAGCTAAAACTATAACAAAGCACGTATTCAATAATAGTATTCATTTACCACTCCAAAAATTCAGGGACTTGTGTATCTAACTCATGTGGATGTTTGCATCCAGTACAGCGTTTATCTGAATACTTTTTGTCGTAGTGACATTCTCTTGTAAACACAAACGGCCATCTAACACCTTTGCTTTCAACAAAGTCATGCTTGCATCTATCAGGATTAACGTCACTATGACAGCTATACATTACCACCACTCCAAGTCATCTATATGAATTAATAGTGATGCAGAGCGTTCAGAATTATCACTAAACAAGTTACAATCTCTAGCCATGTCATCGTCCTTGTCTTTGTGCTTAACAAAGTTACTCGGATGAAGTCTATAGCGCTCACCCATATCTTCTTTAACTGCATCAATTTTCGCATACAATTCCATCATCTTATCGTAATCTGGTTGAATATCAATCATGATTCTCTCCTAGAAACAAGTTGTGACTGTGCCACAAGTAGTGCAAGTAACCATTTGCCCACCAACAATATATGTATGTGTTGAACAAGCTGCACTAGCGGATGTTGATACTACTAATAATACTGCAAATATAAGTTTTTTCATTTCTTCTCTCCTAGAAATTTGGGTACTCTTAAGGTTGCATAGATGGGACGAGCATCCATCTTAATTTCCCCACTCTAACTGTCGTGTAAAAAGTTAGATAAAAATGTAGCTACATTGTAGCTACGCTTATTAGAATGGAATTGAATCCACATCTAATTCTTCTGCTGTCTGTGGCTGATAGCCATTAGACTTTGCATTCTCTTGTGCAGGTCTTACATATGTATCTGCACTTACAACAATACGCACTGTATCGTTATAATTCCAACCTGCGATTGATACCTTGCCTCCTGTTGCTACGATAGCATCAATAGTAGCGTCATCTAGTTGGATATTGCTACGATAGTCAGGCGCTTTGTCAGATTTCTTTTCCTTTACTTTGTTCAAGAATCCTGAGTTGTAATATATTTTGTCTGCCATTATTTGCTCTCCTTGTGTTTTTTAAGTGTACTACGAGTTTTAGAATCAAGTAAAGCCCATACAGCCAACTTTTCCTCATTCTCTAAAGTTTCCATATTGCTACAAGCTGTAACTACATCGCCTGATTTAACGAGCTCCGTTATATCCTCAGCAAACTGGGCAATTAGCTCCTTCTCTGCCGCATTAAAGTTATCTAATGCTCCAGCCGTAGGCGTTATTGATTGGGTAGGTGCATGAACAGTCTTTTGCTGATGTATGGCGTTAGCCACTTCATCTGCTGATGCGAACTCTGTCCCGCCCAATCCTAAACAAGCTAAAGCACGACCAATCGCTGATGTTTCAGCATTCTCTACATATGATGTACGATTAATCTGACTGGCTGCTCTAAATTCATGCCCATGTCCTGTAGCTACAATCTTACTTTCAGGATTAATAATCTGTGCTTTTACTAAGACCTGGTCGTCATCAATCTTGACAACATCAGTCATGATAGACCATCCCTTGTAGATTACAGACTCCCTAAACTCTTGCACACGCTTGGCAACAGTCTTATATTCTTTGCCGTGTATGCTTACAAAACCTTCTTTACTCATGACTCATAATCCTCCATTTTATCCCTAAGAATCAGCTTCAGCGTTTCTTCCATCTCCAACGCTTGAATTAATGGTAGCACATCATTTCCAAGCCATACAACTTTTTGTATGCCAATCTCAATGTACTCTGATTCTAAGTCGCCAAAGTACACAGCAGATACATCTAAATCATACTCTACAACTAGTTCTAAATCGTTTACTTGAAGCGTTGTAATCATAATATTACTCCTATAAATAATCCTACTGCAAAACAAACAAAACAATATATTCCTACATCACATCTCTTAATCATTCTCCGTCTTCTCGGTGGTATATACATTATTGCTCTCCTCATCAATAATCATCCATGTTTTCTTGCCAATTTTGATTGCTTTGAGTTTGCCAGCTTCGCATAAGTATCTTACCCAACGCTCTGACTTGCCCATAATCTTTGCTTGCTCTGCTACTGATAGTGCATTCATTCATCTTGCTCCAGTTTAATTTTTCCTATTAATACATGATTTAAGTTATCTTTTAGTGATAATTGAACAGCAGGAAAGCCTGTTTCATACACATACAAATACTGTGGCTCTTTTGGGGCAGAGCAAGTCTGCTTGCAACAGCAACCACTTTGCTGTTCTTGTGGCTTGATGCGGTATTCCCAATGCTTTTCGTCAGTCCACTCACCATCAAATTGTTCCCAATTACTCCAAATAACCTCTTTAATGCTAGGTGAATGGCATCTTTGCTCAATATCTGCACCAGATGCCCAAGCCACAATTTCGTTATACCATTTGTGTTTCTGCACGATATTTTCCTTTTGCAATGTTATGGGCTTCAATAGCCTCTGCTAAATCGTCATAAGTACCAATGTTGTATCGTTTACCATCGGTTTGAATACGAACATTCCATTGTTCAGTTTCTTTTTTAAACGTGATTCCTGTATGACCAGATGTATTGTCTTTTCTGATACCTGCATTATGCTGATTGCTCATATTTGTAGCTGGTCGCAAGTTTTCAATACGGTTATCTGTTCTAATGCGATTTATATGGTCAATTTGCTCTGGCAATTCATCATTGAACATAAGCCAAACTATTTGGTGCGCCAATCTTGGTTTGCCATCAATCTTTATTTGAATATACCCATGAGAATCTATTGAGCCAGCTTCATCACCAGCTTTAACTCTATTAGATACTTGTTTTGCCCAATATAATTTTCCATCTTCATAT